GTCCATGTCACTGGTGTTGCAATACCAGCCCCTATCGTCAAGGGAGACAAGACTTGCAGGTTCATCTTTCCAAAAGTTCCCTGTCCCGTCACCAAATTTGCAAATAAATGTTGTGATATGTAAGGTGTGAGAAATTCCATTGATGTGTTGTTAGCTAAATTCATTGTTACATGTGTGCATCCTGTTAAAGAAGTGAGTGTGCTATACAAGCTATTAACTTTAGATACCATATAGTCCGCATGTGGAACATATGACATCAGAAGTATGCCTGCATAAGATGGTTGTGAATTAACTTGTAATCGTAATCTGATTTTTGCTTTCATGAGAGTGAAGCCCAATATTTTCCGTGTAATTTGGTCCGCATAAGCGGAATTGAACATGGCGTCTGGAAACGTCCATGATCCTAAACTAATCGTTGATAATTGTGTAGTGTCCCATGTACCTTGTGATAAAATAATTGGTCGTCTTAAAAAATCGTGTATGTCTCGTTTCGTCGAATCTCCTACTGTGTCATAAAGAGTTTTTGGTAAAGTGCGCATGTTACTCGAATATTGATCTGTTGATGTATCTCCATCCTCGCGAAATGTGACTGTATCCTGTGTGATTTGTATTGTGTTGTCAACTGTGTCTTCATTTGAATTAAAATTTTGTTGTGCAGGCAAAGTGTTACATGTGATTCATGCCTATTAGTATCACATGTTCCCATGTTGCTCTAGGATTTGGGAGGATTGCTCCCGAGGCTCCTTAAGCAGTAGAGCTAAATAGCTCACCTCCTCGCATGGCAGCGGTTCATAGTTCGTTTTTACATGGGTATTGGTATTAAACTATGCTGATCACGCCACGCCGTGCAGTTTTACGTCATGCCGGACGGTGTTTCCCTAGAAACGTTCCTCACGGGGAATGTGATAGTAAATGAAACCTTCATTCACCAACCCCGGAAGTTCCGCCTCTCGAGCAGCTGCAAGAATCTTCGCAGCCCAATCATCAAAGAATTTCTTATCGCAATGTGCGGCAATCTCTTGTAGAACATTTTGAATTGTATCTACTTCGATCACCTTGGTGTCAATTACGTTGTTTTTCCGTGTCCAATTCAAGCTTTCCAATCTTGATTCCATATCTGCCGGGCATGTATGTCTTCCCAGCCATTTTGAAAATTTGAATTGTCGTTTTAAAAATTGTGTGTCATATATGTCAATTGTTTTCCGAATTATACCTGTCTTCGCAGCATCTGTGTAAACCATTCCTAGTTTAGCAAATGCTGGAATCAATGTCTCCATGTTGAAGAATTCTGCCGCAATTGGCGAAACT